TGTGCATATAACTTATATTGATTTACTTGATTTGGTGTGACTGCATTTCCTGGTTGCATCTGTACTAATAGCAAGCCTATGCATAGGCATAACTGTGGCAATAGCCGAAATCGCCTAAGCGAGCAAGACGCCTCAGCGGCTCGCTTTAAGCGAATCCAGCGTACCGATGCAGTCAAGTACATTGCAAATATGTGGATAAGTTGAACGGGGCTTCGGCGTGTTGTCCACAAGTTATCCACAGGCTTCATTGATGACCCCATCCCTTGCCTTTGAAATGAATTGGATTGGATGTCCAAATCCTCTCCATCGTGATCATGCAATATGGGCATCCAGGTGGTGTGATCTCAGCATCGAAATCGGCTTTGACCGGACTGACGTTGCTACACACTGGGCATTTGAATTCATAAGTTGGCATCTTGCACCTGGAATGATCGGATGCCTAATACGCCGCAAGATAGACATTCCACGCAATGTACGTATGGCGGCAGGTTGTCGGTGACTTTGACTATTCTGTGTTCAGTCGATTTTTTCTCGACGCGGCAATCAAGCCTGATAGTTTCTAGCATAAATACTCCGATTCAAATTCTCGATGGGATTTAAGTCTGTTGGATTGATCCAATATGAGCCATCACCACGCTTGCGGGATGGACGTCTAGCCATACCAATCGGAATCCAGCCCACGATGTAGTAATTTGGCGAATTTCCAGTGACTAGCACTGCGATGTCGTCTGCTCGATCTCGATCACGCAAGATCAGACATCCAGCCTTCCAGGGTGTGTGTTTGACTTCAAGATTCCAACCGACATCGGCTTGATTCTTGAATGTATTGACTGTCGGTATCCATTCATCGATTTGAAAGTATTTCGCGACTGCATTTTCAGCACCGATTGATTCAGCCATCCTGGCGATGTCTTGAAATAGATTCAATTTTTGCACGGAATAGTCGGTCAATCCCTCTGCTCCGACTGCTCGATCAAATGCGGCTTTAGCGCAAGCCATCTCCTCATTGTGATTTAGTTTGATTGGAATCATTTGCAGTCCAAGCAAAACCAAAGCATCGTCAAACCCTCTGATCCGTCGTAGCGCCCATATTCCAGCGGCTTCCACTTTTCGCATTTATCACACCAATTTATCGAAACGGGTGTCTGCTCTTTAACGATTGTTCCGTCAATTTCAAACGCCGTTTTTTGTCCGGTATTTAGATTGATCATTTCCATTGATCCCATGATCACACCTGTGGCTTCCACTGACCATCAGCTGCTAAAACGTACCAAAGCGGCGCGCATTGAGTAGCCTTTGATTTTTCGGTGCAGGAATAGTTTCCCCAGGCTTTGTTATTTTTTGCTGATATGCCTTCACGCCATACACGATGCCCGTGAGCGCACTGTGGTGCTTCGGCTATTAGTTCGCCACCCAATTTGGCTTTGATGTCGTCAATGGCGCTCGATGCCGTGTGGAATCCATCCTCACCAAATGGCTTCGACCAGGGATCATCCTCGACGAAAGCCTTTGGCATCACTTCGACTTGCTCCATAGATTCGCGAGATGGCTTCGTCTCTGTTCCCAAAACCACACTTGCGCAACGTCCTATTGCGCTGCTGACTGTGTCCTCGATGTACCAGCGCTTCATTTGGACGTTATATGCCCCGACCATTCCGTGTGCATAATCGATCGCTGCTGGCTTTTCGTCCTCATAGTGACGATATATGCGACATTCAATCAGGATAAATCCCTTTTCAGGATTCCAATCGATGATCGATGTCTCGATGCGGTTAGTGGGATATGTGGCGTGAAGTCTGATCACTTTTTGATTGACTGTTTCGTAGCCGTCAAGAAAACTCATTTATTTTGCCCCCTTGCGTGCTGCAATCTTGCCTCGGATAAATCCTTCATCCTTGCCTGATTTGAACCCGACTGCGTAACCAGCCATAAAACCGATCAAGATGCCAAATAGCATCCACATCGCTGTTTCTGAGAATGTGTACATTTTATTACTCCCGACGGGAGATTTGTTGGAGTCTCCCTACGGATAAGATGACGCATAGGGCAGACATTTGCAAACACCACGCTTAAAATACGGCGTGTCTAACGCTTGGGATGATCCTTTAGATGCTCGATGAGCAGGGTACGGATTTCACGTACATCGGATCGGATGCCATCGGCAAATCCATTGCTGACGGGTCTAGAATTCTTTTCAGCCTTGGCGGCGAAAATGGCTGCAATCGATGAAATGGTGGCGGCAGCGATCAAACCGATCGCCGCTATGGCTTCGGTCATTTGGCATTGATGCCAAACTCAGAATCTTTAGGATTCAAATATCGCAAAATGACCGGAACGACGGCTGATATTCCAGCCATCAAAATCGCCTTTGGATCAGTAACGCCAGCCATAAACACGGCTAGTCCAGCGGCTATGAATGAACGAATCCAAGATGCTCCAAGTGCTTTCCATTGATTCATTTTGATTGCCCCAATTTCTCTACCAATGCAGCGGCTTTCGCTGGCGTCAAAGCAATTTCAAAGTGCATTTCATCCTTACGATGTTTGAAATCACCACCCCAAAGAATCCCATATTTTTTAGCCAGGGCACGGATCATCGGCACTTTTTCATTTGGGAATGTTCCGATTTTGCCCAAAGGATGCTTCGTCGAATTTAGATCGATCGCCGTACCACTGGAATGATTGCTTAGATTTGTTGATGATCCACGGATTTCGCGGTAGCAGTAACCCCAATCGTCCAATGATCCTTCGTCGATCGGCTCGATCAGTTTGTGGAATTCAGCTGCAAAACCGACTAGCAATGGCGCAACGGCTTTGTTACACGTCAATTTGATCTTTGTGCCTGGAATGGCAAATGAATCAATATCTATTTCAGCCCTAATTTTCGATGCTGTCCAGCCGTTTTGCGATGTCGTCACAATTAGAACACTCCCATCGTTTCAAATCATTCAAAGCCAATTCGTCGTGACCGCAATCCGGTATCGGTGCAATAAACGCATCATCGATTGGATCATAAGTAAAACCTATTCCTGCATAATTAAATCGAATTTTCCCATTGTATGAAGTACGGACGCATTTCTGATTTCTGAAATTGCCGTACCAAGTTTCTGGATCAAGTCCATCGATTGTTTCAGTTTCGTCTTTACCTGTGATGACTTCGGTGACGATGTTATTTTCATCTAAAAATGCATAGTGTGCCATCAGATCGTCACTGTTCCTGTTCCTGCTGTAAATGTATAAATTTTGTTTCCACCGCTAGTTACAGGTCCAGTGTAAGTTAGACCTGAAATGCTAGTGAAATCAGCATTGGTACTTGGATAAGATAAAATGACTATTCCTGAACCGCCTGAACCTGCAGTTGATGTTGTATTTGAAGCACCAGCATTTCCAGTATTTGTTCCACCAGAAACTACTGTGCCGCCATAAACTGCACCGCCCGCCGCATAAGTTACCGATGAACCACTAATTGAATTGGAAGTACCAGCACCACCTGCTAAAGGACTCGCGTTACTAGCAGCGCCTGTTGCACCTGCGGCAAATGAACCGCCACCGCTTGCACCTGTTGTTGTTGTTATAGATGAACCACCTGAGTTTCCTTGTGATGGTGAAACCGAAGGAGTGTTACCTGAACCGCCTGTTCTTGGAGCAGATGATCCGTGTCCACTTCCTCCGCCCGAACCGCCAGAAACTCCATTTGTATTATCTAGCCCACCACCACCGCCACCAGCAGAAGTGATTGTGCTAAATACTGAATTGCTTCCAGATGAACCTGTTGCCGCATTTACGGCAGCACCGCCACCGCCGACTGTTACTGTGAATGATCCACTTATGGCAAAACTTGATCCAGTTCTGTATCCACCAGCGCCACCACCGCCACCAAAAGCATTTGTAGCATTTCCACCAGCGCCGCCTGCGCCGCCGCCCGCCACGACCAAATAACTCACCGCTGTTGGTGCTGGTAATGATGACGATGCGACTACTCCTAAAATTTGCATTTTATGAAAGCCCGCCAATAATTGTGAAAACGTTTGCAGCAGTGCAAATTACTGTTGCAGCGCCATATTGTTTTGTGATTTTAGGTGCTGCCGATGTTGTGCCAGCAGATGTGATCGTTACGCCAGCGCCAGCCGCAAAAGTGACCTGACCTGCTCCAATTTGCTGAACGTTGATTTGCTGACCTGCTGAAAATACTGATGGCGGCACTGTTACTGTGATTGCTGATGCATTGCTGCAAGTCACAAATCCCAAAGCATCGCCTGAAACCAATGTATAGGTTGTGCCAGTCTGCGCATTGAATGTAAGCAATTTTGGCATTGCCGCCGCTGCTAAGTCATAAGCCGCTTTTACTGCCGTTGGTGTTGCCGCTAGTACTGATGAAGTCGTCGATGTCGAATCTGAAAGTTGAACCGCACCGGATTGGCTGGTCGATGCTGATTGAATTCCCACTGTGATTGCACCTGATGTGCCGCCGCCTGTAAGTGGTGAAGTCGCCGTGATGCCTGTGATATCACCCTGATCATTTGCGATCCAAGTGAAATCCATATCAGTATTTGACGCCTTTGAAAGAATTTGACCAGTCGTGCCACCTAGTAAATCAGCCATTGATGTATCAACACCTTGACCAAAAACGGCAAAATCTGCTGGCAAATCGGTAACCAAATCCGTGTTGGTGGGCATCACCCATCCGAAATTGCTTGTTGGATTGCTCATATTTTCCCCTTACGCCACCAATG